GGTTCCACCAGTTGCAGAAGCACGAATGATTGGATCGGGCTGGACGAGCTTCATGAAGGCGAAATGTTCCGGGCTGATCGCTTGGGTCGCTGTTGCGGTGCACCGAAGCGTGGCAGGCATAAAGCTGGAGGGAGTTCGTTCGGTCCGATGCGATTGACGACGGAGGAGAAGGAGGCAGGGCGTGTTCACAATCTTGATTCGCGAAGACGGTCAGGCGGCGCGCACGAGCGCATACGCCTGCGAGCGGTACGAGACGGTTCAAGCTGCTGACGGTTCGACCACGATCACGTTGTTCCTCGAAGGTCGTCAGTCGGATCTCTCGGTGGCAGGCGGGCAGACGGCATACATCATGAACAAGTTCGGCAACACGCTGAATACGATTCGATCGCGGAAGGTCGGCTAGGCAATGCCGTACACGTTCGATCCATCGTTGCCGAGTGATCGCGACTTCGTGCGGTTGCTGATCGGTGACACCGTCGAGAACCGGATGGTGTTTGACGACGAGACGATCACCGCAATGTTGGCGGAAGAGGCGAACAAGTATCTGGCCGCAGCGCGGTTGGGTGACTCGCTCGTCTCTCGGTGGCAGTCGTTGGCGGGTGGCGTGGTGGAGAAGATCGTCGGCAATCTTCGTATCCGATGGGCCGATGCCGCGTCGGCGCAGAGTGCCTACAGTGCGCGCATGAAGGAACTGCGCGAGCGCGGATACGAACTGGAATTGCGATCGACCGGGAGACCGGCGACGTTTCGGGTGCTGTGATGGAATCGATTGTTGCTGCGCTGCTCGACATGTTCCCAGACACCGTGACCATTCAACCGGGCACGGTCAACGGCGCAGGGACGTTCACGGCAGTCGGCGCACCGGTCTCGGTCGCGGCGCAGGTATCAGGGAAGACGCAGATGGTTCAGGACGTCAACGGTCGCGAGCGCGTCAGCCGAGTGCAGGCGATTCTCGCGGCGACGCCGGACATTCGGCCGGATTACGAGTACACGTTGCCGGCAAGATTCATTCCGAACAAGCCACGCGTGATTCATATCGACGTGGCGACGGACGAGAATGGCTACCATCATGCGACGTTGTTTTTCTGAGGACGGAGGAGGAGACAGGTGAAACGAAAAGTCTTGTTTGTCGGCGATGGCGTCGCGGCCACCGGGTTCGGCGTGATGAACCATGCGTACTGCGACGCGCTGCACGCGGCCGGATGCGAAGTGATGATGGTCGCCATGAACTACTACGGCGATCCGCCCGTTGGCGATCGGTATCCGTATCCGGTGATCCCGGCGACGAATCCGCTGACGCGGGCCACGGACGGGTTCGGCGTGCGTCAGATGGCCAACAAGGTTCAGACGTTCAGGCCTGACGTCATCCTCGTCGTGAACGATCCGTGGAACGTGCCGTTCTATCTGGAGAACGCGGGCGGCGTGCCGATGGTGGCGTCGATCGCGGTGGATGGACGGCGGTGCGAGGGCAAGGGGTTGAACGGACTCGCGCACGCGATCTTCTGGACGAACTTTGGATTGGAAGAGGCGCGAGCGGGCGGATACAGCGGTCCGGCGTCGGTGGTGCCGCTGGGTGTCGATCTCGGGGTGTATTACCCGATGGATCGATCGTTGGCGCGTAGGGAGTTGCTGCGGCACTTCACGAAGCTGGATCGGAGCGAGTACGAGTCGATCTTCATCGTCAACGCGACCGGCCGGAATCAACCGCGGAAGCGATTGGATCTGACGGTGGCGTACTTCGCGGAGTGGGTGCTCAGCAAGAACATCCGCGACGCCTACTTGTATCTCCACGTCGGACCCACGGGTGACGTCGGGTTCGATGCGGCGAAGCTGATGGCGTTCTACGGATTGAGCAACCGTCTCCTGATCGCAGAGCCGGAGATTGGTCAAGGCGTCTCGCGCGAGTTCATGCGTGTCACGTATTGCGCCGCCGACGTGATGATGACGACGACGCAGGGCGAAGGGTGGGGACTGACGACGATGGAAGGCATGGCGTGCGGGATTCCGCAGATCGTGCCGGACTGGTCCGCGCTCGGCGAGTGGCCAGGAGAGTGCGTGGAGAAGGTGCCGTGCTCGTCCATCGCGTGCACGCCAAAGGTGACGGTGATCGGCGGCATTGCAGATCGCATGGCGATGATCGGCGCGTTGGATCGGCTGTATCACGATCGCGCGCGTCGGACGGATCTGGCGGTGCGCGGGATCGAGCACGTAGGGCAGTCGAGGTTCCGGTGGCAGAACATCGGCACGCAGGTGGTGGACGTTGTTGAGCGGACGTTGCATCCAACGATCATCCCGGTGCCGGTGGCGCTACAAACGGAGGCGACCGTCAATGGCTAACACGCGCCTCGTGATGGACATCCGCGGGGTTCCGGAAGTGCTGGCGGAGATTCGGTTGGAAGTCAGCAACGCGATCCGCGAAGTCGCGCTGGACGAAGAACCGAAGGTGGCGCGACGGCTGAACGAGATTGCGGCGGATTTCGAGGCTGGGCTGGCCGGTTCCGAGGCCCATCCGGAGCTTCCGGAGACCGGAGGCGAGGCGATCGGCGACGGCGGAGAGCGGTAACGGCGGTCTAGGTCGCGATCGTTGGGCCTAGAGGCGTACGGGAGGCGAGAGCGATATGGGAGCGAGACTGGTTGGGGTGCCCCAGATGGCGTCTCGATTGGGACGTCTCGCCGAACGGTGGCCGAAGAAGGTGGGTGGCGCGCTCTTCATCGAGACGGAGTTGATGGTGACGACGCCAGCCAAGAAGTCGGTGCCAGTCGATACTGGCGCGCTGAAGAGCACGATTCATACGGAGGGTCCGGACTACAAGGGCACGCGCATTACGACGGCGACGGTGGCGGGTGGACCGGCCGCGGATTACGCAGAGCGCGTTCACGAAGATCTGAAGGCGCATCACGATAACGGCGAGGCGAAATACATCGAGAAGCATATCCGCGCGGCGCAGCCGACGATTCTGTATCGCGTGGGAATGCGCGTCGGGTTAGCTGAGATGGTGCTGTGAGGGACGATGCCGACATGGTTCGCGCAGATCACGGTCGAGAGCGATCTGATCGACTTGACGCCAGACTCATCGAGTCGCGCGCGCTATGCCTTCAACATCTTGTCCATCAAGCAGCCGTCGGACACGTTCGACATGGAGTTGGTTGCGATCTTGCAGAACGCGGGAGTGGGGACATACGGAACCTCGATCTTCGTTTCATCGCGCGCCGAGATCCCGACCGGCGATGGACCGTATATCGAGATCACGGAGACCGGAGGATTGAAGCCGATCGCCACGCACAATTCCGTCGCGGTCCCGGCGTATCCGCAACCGGGTGCGCAGATCGTCGTGGTTGCGAAGACCAAGGAAGCCGCACGCGCGAAGGTAAAGCAGGCATGGAACGCACTAGGAGGCATCAGGAACCAGTCCGTCACTGCCGCGACGTAGGCGTGCAGCAACCAAGAGGAGAATGACAGCATGACGATTGCTATCTCGTCGCACGGAACGCTCATCGCGCGAGCGCCAAGCGCGACGCCCACCACGTTCAGCACAATCGGAGAGCTTGGCGACATCCAGATGCCCGGCTTGATGAGGAACGAGTTCGATGCCACGCCGCAAAATCGCGACATCGATTCGTACGTGACGGGCGTTCTGCGGCGCCAGCAGACCACGTTTCCGATTTTCTACCACAAGGACAACACGACCCATCTGGGTCTGTACGATGCGATCATCGACAACTCGTATGACGGGTACCGGTTCACGTCTCCGGACGGCCAGGTGCTCATCATGTCGGGGTTCGTCCAGTCCATCGTTCCGGCTGCGCCCGTGGACGGGTTGCAGGTCGCGAATGTGACGCTGCGGTTCAGCGGTCCGTTCGTGTTCAACGGAGAAGTCATCGGCGCGGATGTCGCGTCGTAAACGGCGTCACGATATTCCGCGGACGTCCCTGTCGGCGTTCGCGGGAGGCACGCGGGGTCACGCAGGCGCGGCGTGACCCCGCGGCTTGCTAGAGGAGACGCGCGAGACACAAAGGGAGTAGGACCATGGAGCAGGTTGAAAAGGAAGTAGGCATCGAGACGGCCCAGAAGGCAATCGAGGCGGCGACGGCGGAGAAGTATCTGACCGCCGAAGAGATTTTCAAGGCAGACGACTTCAAGTATGAAGACGTCTTCGTTCCGGAGTGGGGCGGCAAGGTCTTGCTTCGGACGCTGTCAGCGGCGCAGGCCATCGCGTTCAATCAGATCTTGAGTCAACCGGGCGGTCAGGATTCGGCGCACGTCTATCTCGTGGCGATGTCGTGCGTGAGTCCGATCGATCGGAAGTCGCAGCTGTTCTCGACGGAGCAGGTGGAGAACCAGATGAAGCAGAAGAGCATCTGGGTGTACCGCCGGTTGTCGGAGCAGGCGGCGCAACTCAACGGGTTCAACGAGGCCAAGAAGGACAAGGACAAGAAGGACGCGGCGGCGCAGGCTGAGGGCACCGTAAAAAACGGCTGAAGCGGGGCAGTGCGCGTCGGTTCGCGTATCGTCTCGCGCTTGAGTTGGGAGTTTGGAACGTCGATCAGATGCTGCGCGAGATGTCGTGGGCGCAGCTGCGCGAGTGGATGGTGTTTGCGGAGCTTGAGCCGTTCCCATCCGCGCGTCAGGATTGGCACTTCGCTCACGTCGTCTCGGTGATGAACAACATCATGCGGGACGCGAAGAAGGTTCCACTTCCGTATCCGCTCAAGAAGTTCTTGTTGAGGTTCGGCGACGATCCGGGCGATCAGGCGACGCGAGAGCAGACGCCCAAGGAGCGGTTCAATATTCTGACGACGATCGCGCATATCGCGGCGGGAGTGAAGCGGAAGTTGAAGTCAGCGGCGTGAGGGACTGATGGTCGATATCGGAACACTGCGCGGCGTGCTGGAACTGGACGATCGGTTCTCGGCGCAGCTGCGCACGGCCATCGGTTCTCTCGAATCATCCTCAGACAAGTTCCAGAAGGTCGGATCGAATCTCCAGTCACTCGGCGCAGCGCTGGCGCCAGTCTCGATCGCGCTGGTTGGCGCAGCCGGCGCATCGCTGAAGTTCTCGTCGGACTTCGAATCGGCGATGACGAAGGTCTCCACGATCGCGGCGGAGTCGTTTGAGAATCTCGCCAGCGTCAAGCAGGCCGTGTTGGATATGTCGGTCGGTGTCGGGACCGGACCGAAGGCGTTGGCCGATGCGCTCATCGTCGTAGAGTCCACCGGCATCAAGGGTGCGCAGGCGTTGGACATTCTCGAAATGTCTGCGAAGGCATCCGCCGCGGGACTCGGCGAGACGAAGGAGATTGCGCGCGCGATCACGGCGGCGATCACCGCGTACGGATCTGAGAATCTTTCCGCAGCGAAGGCGGCAGACATTCTCTTCGCGGCGGTCAAGGCTGGCGGCGCTGAGGCGACCGAGTTTGCGGGATCGCTCGGCCGCGTCATCGGCATCTCGGCGCAGGTCGGCGTC